TACTGCACCCGTCCAACTAACCTCGTAAACTTCGTATTTCCAAAACCCGTACGGTTTGAAGTTTATTTTATACATATATAGGTCGTCTGTAGTATTGTGTAAGAACTCACATTTAACGTATCTGTCGTTATGCGTTAAACTTTCTGCGTAACTATACTTTACGTCTTTAGTCATATCGTTAGTAAACTTAAATAAATATCTTATTGCAGTTTTTGCTACTGTTGTATTTATTCTCTTTTCTTCTAACGTTAAATATGCTGTTACTGTACTCCCGTAAACTCCTGTTATCATACTATATAATATAAAAACAAGTAATTTATTTTTCTTTTGTTGAAACTGTTTTTTTCTTAGTCTTTGTAAAGAAGTGTTCTACTCCTAATAATTCTACTTCGTTAGATCTTACGTTATCTAATATAATCATTCTACCCGTTTTATTTACTGTAACACCTTTGTATTGTTCTTTTAGTTTATACATCTTTTTTATTTTAAGTTAAAAAAAAGGGGCGGCTATTGCCACCCCCTTAATAAATATGAAAACAAAACCATTTAAGGTTTTAAGAAGTCACTATTGCGTTAATTGTAAACGCTGAGTTGTCGAACGGAGTTGTTGTATAGTCCGCTACTAATTGCATTGGATTAGGTTCCATAGCTTCGAAAGTAAAATCGTAACCTACTGTATCACCTAAAGCTGCTCCAGAAACTGAAGTACCTGCAGATAATTCACAACCGTTATCTAAACCTAAAGCTACAATAGTATTTTTACCTGTACTGTTTAATTGGTTTAGTTCTGCGAAAATAACCATTCTTTGCTGTGCTAATAGTTTAATTTCGTTTTGGTCTTCTTTAGTTAAGTTATGTAGTTTTACATTTACAGAGTGTGTATAAAATACTGTACCATTTTCGCTAGATGCGTTAATAGTTTCTGTAACACTCCCTGTACCTCTTTTAAGTAAATACTTATATAAGTCGTCACCTGAACCTAAATCGAAGTCTGTTACTTCACCACTAGCTGCTGTGTAAGACGTTAATTCGTCGTGTTGTGCGATATAGATAGCTTTGATACCACCGATACCATCTCTACAAGTTATGTTACGTCCTTTTGTTAAATTACAAGCCATTTGTTTTTAGGTTTTAAAGGTTAATAATTATGATTGTTTAGTAAAGTCTGAAGGTACTCCAACTTGAACACCTGCAGTATATCTACAAACCATTCTTACGTTATCTGAACCGTCTAAATCAGCCATATCTAAAACTTTAACAGCTGTTAAGTCACTTTCTAAAGAAGTTCCGAAGAATACGTTAGACTTAGTACCTGCAAACATTACGTTGTCAGCTACACCCGAACAAACAGCAATCTTAATACCTTCAAATTCTGGTGTGTATTGCCCCATATGGTTGAAAGGGAATGCAGATAAAGCAGAAATAGCAGATAAGTAAAATCTGTAAGTCTTCTTATTCATATAGAGATATAAATCATCTTTTCCGTAAATAGAAGCTGGTATATCAGCTGCTAAAGTTCCTAAGTTAGCAATGATGTTTGCTGCTGTATAAGCTGCAGACGCAGACGAAGTAGTCATACCTGAAGCAGATAAAGCGTTAAATTGTCCTGACGTAGAAGTGTTACCTTGCCAGATGTTAAATTCGATACTGTCTGCAATACTATCTGATAAGTAAGTCATTGCGTAAGCTACAAAGTCGTCTTGTTGGTGGTACGCCCAATCAGATAACATAGTTTTTTTACAAACGTCAATGTTAATTTGAAAAGGTTCTACTTCTAAAACTTGTTCTGTTAAAGTTAATGTTGCAGAATTTTCAGTAAAGTCACAAGTTGCGTCTTTTACTAGGTTTGCTCCTGCTACCTTGTTGATTACTTCCTTGTAATTTACGTTCTCTCTTACAGTTAAGTACTCTAAACTATCCGCTGCTTTTAAAGCTGCCGATACGTAAGCCCCTGCGTGTTTTCCAGCATACGAGCTTGATGTAATAGTTAATGCCATCGTTTTTTTATTTTTTAGTTATTATTAATGTTATACCAGTATTTTTCTTGTCTACTCATACTTCTATAGTCAGAGGTAGACAATTCTTTAGTGTTCTTTTTATTAGAAAACTTGTTTGTAGTTACAGGTTCAGAAGCTGGTTCTTTAGAAAGTTCTTCTAATTGTGCAGATAAAGTTTCTTTTTCGATTTCTAATGTTTCGTTAGTTCCTTTCATTTCGTCAAGTTCTGCCGATAATCTACTAACATCGTTTCTAACTTCAGTAAGTAATTCTTTAATAACAGCACCGATTTCTTCGATAACTTCTTCTTTATTAAATTCTACTTCCTCTGTTGTTTTAATTTTCTTAGGTAACCTTTCGTTTACTTCTGAAGGTTCTACTACTTCTTCTATAACGTCTTCTACTACTTCTTCTTCCATTTCTACTTCCTCTTCTTCTGTTTCAACTTCTTCTGTTTCTTCAGTTTCGTTAATTTCAGATATAATACCTTCTTCTTCTACAGAAAAACCTACTCCGTCTTCTGTTTCGTATTGTCCTACAGGTAACGCCATAGTCGTTCCGTCTTCTGCAAGTATAGCAATATCTACACCCGCTGCTAATTCGTCAGCAGAACTCACAATAATAGTACCGTCAATAAGTTTAGCTTGAAATTCTAAGTTAGTTGCTTCGTCTTTGTTAAGACCTAAAGCTTTTAAGATTTGTGTTTTTAATTCCATTTTAATTTTGTTTTATACTATATAATATAATTGTTTAAGTTCTATTTGATTTTTACTAAATTTTTGGTATGTCTGGTATACTTTGTACTTTCTTTCTGTTTTCTTTAGCTTTTGAAACTGCATTTTTAAATTTCTTAATAACAGGTATTGCGTTACTATCCATCCCTAAATTCTTTAATTGTTTTTCTATACTTTTAATATTAGCTTCACCTTGTTTAACGCCCTGCATACTATCTTGTGAAGTGTCTTTTAAAAAATTAACCTGTTTTCTTAACGAAGAAAATTCTGATTTTATTGACTTTAACCCTTTTTGTATCATTTTATCGTCTTCTTCTAACCATTTTAAACCGTCTTCTAAGTCATCTACAACACCTAACTCAACTTTCTGTACTCCTTTATGCTTATCTAAGATAGCGTTTAATTTTATTTCGTAGTCTTTATACATTTTATTTTATTTTATTTTTTGCGTCTTTAATATCTTGTTTAGCTTGTTTAGTTTTAGTTATAATTTCTTGCGGTATATCAATACCTATATTTTTAGCGCTTTTTTGTATTTTTTCTGAAGCTTCTATTGCGTTTTCGTATTCTTTTATGGCTGCTGTATAAGTTTTTTTAACTTCGTTTAACTCTTTATCTGCTTTTTCTATAAATCTAAAACCGGACGCCCACGCTGTTTCAAAATCTTTAATTAAATTAAAGTTATATATTTTACCTTCTGCTTGTAGTTCTTTGTATGCAGTTCTAATTTCTTCGTCTGTGTATTGTTTTCCCATTTTTTCTAATTTGTCTACAAAATATCCTTCTATTGAAAGTCCTTTAAGTTCACCTTCTTTTATCTTATTCCAAAGATCGTCGTTTTCTATTTTCATTTTTACAAACCAAGTACCGTCTGCTAAATTAAAACCGTAAAGTTTAGACTTGTCCTGGTCACCTTCTTTTATCCAACTTTCTACAGTTAATACTCCCGCTACTCTTTGTTCGTGTTGGTATGTTGCTTTGTGGTGGTTATTGTGTTTTAAGTAACTATAAGCTGCCTTCTTTACAGTATCTTTTGAAAAGTATACGTAATAGTCACTATCTGTATTTGCGTCGTATCTGTATATTTGTTTATTAGGTATTAACGCTGGTGCTATAAGTTCTCTTTTTTCTTCGTCTACTTTAGCAAAGGTTAAGTTGTTCTTTTCTTTACCAAAAAATACAAAGTCTACTTCCAAGGCTGGAGAGGTAACAAGCGATATCGCGTCAATCGCTAATGCTTCGTTCTGTTCGTCTATAACTAATTCTGTGATTTTAGTTGTTTTCTTTTTCATATACTATATAATATAAGTTATTCGTTATTATTTGATTTTAAATTGTACTTCTTCTATTTATGTCTGCCATTTGTGCTTGACTATCCGTAATTTCACTTTCTACAACAAACGCCTTAACAGCTTGTTGTTCTACACCACCTAAAGTAAAAGCACCTGTACTAGACGGTAACATAGGTTCAGTACCACCAAAATCACCACCACCACCTCCACCTACAGAACCCCCTGCACCCCCGCCGACGTCTTGCGATAGTATTTGTCTAACATTCGCTAAACCTGCAGAAACTGCTATTGCTGCGGCTGCTGCTCCTAATCCAGGGCCTACAAAAGGAATACCAGACATAGATTTATAACTCTGGTTAGCACTTTCGTATGTAGATATTATAGCCTGTGAAACAGCTATCTTTTTTTGTCGTCTTTCTAATTTTTCTCTTTTGTCTTGGAATTTCTTTTCTATACCGTCTGTAGATTTACCCTGACTTTCTGCTAACGCTATTTCTTTGTTTTTTTGTTTGTCTAACTCTGACATTCTAGCCCCCATATGAGCTTGTAGTTGTTCTATTACTTGGTGGTGTACTGTAGCTCTAAATTCTTTTGCAGTTTCTTCCATTGCTTTAATACGTTCCTTTTCTTCTTCTCGTCGTCGATCACTTTCTTCCATTTGTTTAGCAAAAAAAGCTTTGTCTTCATCTGACATTACATTTAATCCGTCTTTGTGTGCTTGTGTATGTTCTGCTATTATGTCTTTACGTTTTCTTGCAAATTTTTCTTCTATTAAAAGTCTTTGTTCTTCGAAGTTTGTTGCGTCTTGTATCTTTTCTAGTTGTAAATCTTTTTCAAATTTTAGTAGTGCTAGTTCTCTAGTTTCTTGGTCTCCTATTCTTTCTAGTGTTAATCTGTATGCTTCTTCTTGTAACGCTCTTAAGTCTTCTGCGTCTTTTTCTCTTTGTGCTTTTCTGTCTGCCCGTCTTTGGTCTCTTCTTTGTTGTCTTTCATCATCTTTTCGTTTTGCTTCTTCGTCTGCTGCTATAGCCTCTTTTGTTTTATCTATTTGTTTATCTAATAGTGTAATTCCGTCTTGTATTCTTTTGTTACGAGTATGGAGTTGTGCTGTTGTTGCCTTTATTTGTCTTTGTTCTTCTTTTGAAAAGTCATTTATGTTTTTAAGTTTTTCTTCGTTTTCTTTTAATCTTTCGTTGTTTTCCTTTAACCCTTCTATATAATTGTTTAACGAGTTTGTTTTTCTTACTAACTTTTTTTCGTTGTCTGTTTCTGCTGCTGCTAATTCTTTTTGTAGATCCCTGTTTTTTAAAAATTCCTCGTTTTGTGTAACTAATTTTTCGTTTAGTTTTGCTTGTGCAGTTGCCGTATCGTCTGTAGCTGTAGCCCAATTATAAACAGCTACACCTATTGCTGTTATTGCTAAAACTAAAGCACCTATACCTGTAGCTGCTATAGCTAACCTTAGTAACTTCATACCTGCAGTAGTAGCACTAACTGCACCTGTTAATACTCCTTGTGCTGTAGCCCATACACCCATAGCTACAGACTGACCGTAAGCTAAAGCAGTACCTAGTTTAGTCTGTACTAAAGCTAGTTTTTCTGCGACAACCCTTTTAGCAGTAGTAGCCATTAAAGCCGCTTCACTCATCATACGTACACCCATTGCTATACTAATAGCCGCTTGTACCTTAACTTGTAACTTTTCTAGGTTTTCACTTTCAACACCTGCAAGTGCTAACGCTCCTTGTGCTACTGCGAACCCGCCGGCGATACCCTCTCCCATTTTTAGAAATGCCTCAGCCTTTTGCTGTGGCTCAAGACCTTCCATTTGTTTTTCCAAAGTCTTTACTTCAGAACTTGCTTGTTGTATTTGTGTTGCTAATTTGTTAAAAGCGTCACTACCTACCTCAACTTCTTTTATAGATTGTCTAGCTTGGTCTAGTTCTTTTTCTAACTGTCCTAAAGTCTTTACGGCTTTGTCGCCTCCTTTTAGTTTTAATTCTAACTCTACTCTTTCACTCATATTTTAAAATGTTACTGCGTTTGTTTTGTTTATATGTAATTTTACTACAGCGTGCCAACTTGTATTTACGTTGTTTTGTCCTGCTATCTGTATCTTTAATGTATATGCTGTAGCAGTATCGATTGTTTTTGTTCCTAAACTACCTGTACGACCTAATAACCTAGCTATTTTTGCGTTGTGTGTAAGTGTTCCTGTGTTACCACACCTAATTGTACCGTGGTACTCGTAAGTTTCGTAGTCGCCTGGTGTTCCTGAAGAACCACCCGTTACTAAACCACTTAACCAGATCTCGTATGTCGTTACACTGTTTGCTGGTAGCAATATTTCGTTTTGTAAAACGTCGTTACCTTCTATATACAAATCTACATCTGACGTACTTGTTGTTTTACCTGAAACTTGTAGTACTGAATATTGCGTTAGTCCTGCTTCACTATTAAAACTACCTCCACCTATACAAAATTCGCTGTCGTGTGTTATTTTACCCATTTTACCAACTAATAAACCATTGTTCTTTTTATGGTCTATTATGTTTTCTTCACCTGCTATAATAGAATTACTGTTACGTCCTAAAGTTCTATTGTTTGCACCCGTTACTATACTATTATCTGTTTTTTGTGTTTCGTTATTTGATCCCGATAATTTATTAGTAGATTTGTGTATATTACGTTCTAGTTGTGTATCGTATATAAAAGACTTACAAATACCTAGTTCTTTGTCGTATGTATAACCGTACGCTTCGCACGCAACTTGGTTAGCTTGTACAGGTGTTGTACCGTCTGTAAAAAAAACCTCACCTGTTTTTAATACTTTTAATGGTTTTATATTAAATCCTTTTTTAAAGTTCATTATCCTATTAGTATAAATTCTACACTACTTAATTCGTATGGTTTGTATTCTATTTTATTAACTCTATATTCTCTATTTTTAATTCTTATTTTGTAGTAAAACTCAAAGTTAGCAATATCTGCTGGTGTTAAATATAGTTTCATATTTACTACTCTAGTATCTGGGTTGTATAATTCGTCGTAATAGTTAAACCAATACAAGTTATATAAATTGTCTACGGGGTTGTTACCCATACTACCTATAAGTTGTATTGTTTCGAAATTATAGTCTTTTGTACTTGCTGTTGTTGGTGTTTCTGTTAAGTGTGAAAACTGTAAAAAGTTAGTTCTGTCCTGTGCAGCTACGCCGTTTTGTGCTGGTACTTTTATTTTACCTGTGTCTATCGTCTTTTGTCCTATGTTAAAAAGTATTCTAGGTCTATTGTCGTATGCAAAGTATTCGCCGTCTTTTTCTTCATATATAACAGGTATTGTAAGATCGTAACTAAAATTGTCGAATACAGGCCTTACGTATGTAGCACTAAATAAAAGTGTTTCTATTTTTTCTTCACCTTGTAATAAAGTAAAGTCTGTTTGTTCTCGTTCTGCTTGTCCGTATAGTCTTTGTGTGCTCGCTTCGTATATTCCTAAATTGTAGTCTTTATCGTCGTTTTTATATCTTACTTTTACGTTTTTCTTTAGTTTTAACGGTTTACTTTTGTGTTCTGATATATCTACTTTAGAAGTCCAGTCTAACGTCTTATGCGTTATGTATTGACTTTGTGTATCGTCTAAAAATACTGCTTCGTATGGTTCTATAATAAGATTAGTTTGGTTTTCCTTGTCTTGCATAAATACAAGGTTAAACATAGTAGATATACTTTTTATAAATTCCCATTGTTTATTTTTACCTCGTATAGACTGTAGTACGCTATTCGTTACTAAAGCATTTACAGCGTGTACTATTGTTATAGATGACGCGGGACTGTTCCCTTGTCCAGTTCCTGGAGGAACATCTAAACTACCACTTTGTATTCTAAAATCATTTGCTGTAGCACTTTTAAATTGTGGTTCTAGTGTTTCTCCTGCTTCTAATATTCTAGTAAAAAAACCACTTGCATTAACGACGCCGCCGAATGACAAAGAACTAAAACTCTGGTTTATTAAATCTATTTCTTCTATTACGTTACCGCTAGTGTCTTTGTGTACCCACCTAAAATTTAAAATTTCTGAACCATCACCACCACTAACATTATATTGTATAGGGTAATCATAAGTAACACTTACTTGTGTACTGTTGAAACTAGCAGTAAGCTTATGGTTTGTATTATCCCAATAAGAAGGTTCTCCACCTGGTAATTGTGCGTAGTAATCCCAGTAAGGAGTAGCTATATTAGCATAACTTGTAGTACTGTTTTGAATTGCGTAACTATATGCACTTCTTGTACTATTGCTTAAATTTATAGGTACATTTTTACCGAAATTAAAGTCCATAAATAGTTTTGTAAAATCTGTACTATTTAAAAAGTCTGAACTATAAGTAAATCCTGCTTCTGTAATTATCCTATCAAATAAATACTTACAATTTACAAAAGGTCTAAAAAAGTCTTGTAATTTTGTTAGTTGTATATCACCGTTGTTATTTACAGAACTGCTTCCGTTCCATTTTACCGCTGGGTACTTTACACTGTCTGCAGACCTATAAGTACTTGTACTTGTTTGTAAGTAAGTTACAGAACCTGTTTGACTAGCAACTATATTAGATATTGTATAGTTATGTTCTAATTCTGTTAAATCTAAATCGTCTATTTGTTTATCTTTTAAAGTGTCTGCTAAAGTTATTGTATCACCAAACAAATTAACATTATAACTTATTTCTTTTTCTTTTTCTGTAATATCTATTAAGCTTAAGTAACCGTCAAAGATCGTATAACCATTTTCTTTAAGTATTGCTTTAGTTTTTTTATACGGGTGAAAACTAAATACATCGTCTTTAACAGACTTTGTTACATCAAATAAACTAGTAAATATTTTGTTGTTTCTTTTTGTTGCTGGTAGTTTAAAAGGTTTACTAAAACTTTGTTTCTTTTCGTGTATGTTTTTAAAGTCGTCTACCGATAAACTTAAAGGTATATTACTTTCTTCGTAAAGGTCGCAAATAACTTGTCCGTCTTTGAATACGTCTACTGTTGGTGCACTACTTATATTTTCTCTTATAGATATTCCGTTAATTTCTAAATTTGTGTTGTCGTTGTTAAAATAAGTTAATACAAAAACCATCGTACTATTAGTAGCTGTAAATTGTGTTGTGTGTGTTCCTACCGTTGTAGGTAAAACATAGTTACCTATAGTATCGAATGTAACACCACTAACTGTATAACTACCACCTGTACCTATTGTTGTTAAACCTCCTGCTGTTAGTCTTGTAATGTCTAAATCGTAAGTAGCCCCTATTTGTAAGTTACTTATTTTTTGTACGCAACCTGTAGCTCCCGATGTACCACTACTTACGCTGTCAAATGTAATTTTACCACTTGAAATTGTAGGTGCCGTTACTGTTCCATAAGCACCGCCTGTACTATAGAATAAAGACCAGTAATTTTGAGGTAAAGAACTTTGTAAAAAATCTAAAGGTAAGCTTGTAGCGCTACTCATATTAAACGCTACAGAGTATTGAGAATTAAAACTAAAGTTAGATACATATTGATTAAATACGGGTGTAGATAGCGCCGTAAATTGACCTTCGTAGTTTTGTGGGTATAGTATTAGTTGTACGCTCATTACATTAATTGACTTTTCTTCGTTTTATCTACTTCTATTTTAAAAGTATATTGTATTAGTTTGTCGTTAGCCTTTGTTTTTCTTGTATGTTTTTTATCTATTATAGTTGTAGGTTTTATATACTTTCTCATATAACCTTGATCTGCGTCATCTGTAGATCGTTGTTCTAATATATACACGTCATTACTTATAAATAGTTCTTCTAACCAAATAGCCTCGTTTTCTGTTATGTAGTCTGTATTTAATGTTATACTTTCTTTTACATTATTACCAAAGTATTTAGTACCGCCTGTGTGTCCGTCTGGTCTAAATCTGCTTGTATTCCAAGTACCCGTTATTTGTGTATAAGACATTCGTTGTGTATTAAAGGTTCTAACGGACTTTTTCGTAAAGTTGTAGTAGTCCCATACACCGAACTTATTTAACCACGTTAAACGTATCGTTTCGTATTCTTTACAGTCTTCTGTTTGTTTGTAAAAATTATAAGTACCGCTTATAACATTTGAATTATCGTCTAAAGCTTTTACTGTATAGTAATCCCAATTAGTCGGTATTGTTTCACCTGCTCCTACTAAGTTACCTGTACCTACACCTGCAAATTGTAGTTTAGTGTTACTGTCGTTCATATAACCTGCGTGACCACCTGCCGAAGCTTGTATTGTTTTCGTTATTAAAGAACCCGTTGTACTTCCGTTATAGTAGAATTGTATTTGTATTGTTTTTACGCTAGGGTGTGTTGTTGATGCACCACCTACTAAAAAGTCAAAATTGTACTGACTAAAATAAGATAAGGTTAAGTAGTCGTTTTCTCGTATGTATTGTGTAGTCGGTGCGTTAGTCAAAAACTTGTCTGTATTACTATTCATAATAAAACCCGCTTGATCTAAGTTAAACCCAAAGTTACCCGAACTACTACTTAGGTTTAAAATGTCTGTATCGTATAGAACACCGTTATATATTAAAACAGTGTCTGCAATAGTATTAGATGTATATTGTTCTGTTACCGATCCTGTAGCACTATCTGCAGCTTCTATATTAAACCTTACTGCTACAAACCTAACACAATTTCTATTTGTACTGAAGTCGTCTATTTGGTGTATAGTGTGTGGTGTGTTTTCTGAAAATTGTACGCCGTTATATTTAGACTTATATATATCGTTTACATTATGTACTACGCCCCCTGTATATTCAGGACTTACATAGTTTTGTAAAACAGGTGACAAGTCAAATATTCCGTAACCTTCACCGTTAGGACTTACTTTAAATACTCCTACTCTATTAGCACTTGAAACTATATTAGAAGTTTTGTTACTTACATATACTTCTGCTTTATATTTTATTTTAAACTTATTGTTTGTAGGGTTTATAGTTGTTGCGTCGTATAGTGTGTATATAATATTACTACCTGCTGGTATAAGTCTATATCTTGGTTTTTGTTCTATAACTAAACTCATTTCTTAAATGTTTTTATTTCGTTTAATATATCTGTTTTAAAATGTTGTATCATATCCTTTTTAAATTTGTCAAAACTATAGCTTAAGGGTTGTGTGTAAAAACTAACGCCTGGTATTCCTTTACGTTTAATACCTCTAGCTATTAGAAACGCTAAAGACTTTCTAGTTATAAACCTACCTTTACGGTCACGTCCTTGTATACCTCTGTTTTTTATCCAACCTTCTATAACTGAACTAGGGGGTTGTTTCTTAAATTTAAAAGGACTTACTTTTCTTTTACCGTCTTTATCAATATACGTTCTACGTCCTTGAGTACCTGAAACCCCTTTATTTACAAAAGATGCATATTTACTAGCTAAAAATTGTATGTCGTAACCTTCTTTACTTTCTACGATCTTATACTTTAAAGATTTAGATAGTTTACCCGTTACGTTCTTACCTCTTTTTTTTAAAATACTTCTAGCTTGTCTTACAATATACTTACCGTAAGACTTTAAGTAGTTTTCTAAACTGTCGTATTTTAAACCAAACGCCATTATACGCTAGCAACAAATACTTCTACTTTAATATCGTTAGTAGTTGTAGGTCTAACTTGTATGCTAGCTAAGTCTTCCATAGTTCCGAAACTTGGTGAAGTGTCTGCTTCTGCTAGTAGTATATCGTCACCGTTATATATTACGTGTGTAGCCCCCGCCCTTAACCTTACTTGGTATAACGTAGCACTTCCTACAAAAGCTATTTCTGCTTCGTTAGTATCGTCTAAGTTAGTTATTCTAATATACTTTGCGTTGTCTTTGTCTAAAGCTCCTGTAGATGAGTGAGGACTTGCTGCAAAAGCTACAATAGTTGTAGTTTGTGAATGCGTACAAGTTTCTACTCGTTCGTAAGTGTGGTTTATACCTGTAGTTGTTAGTGTGTTTGTAGAACCTCTGTTAGTTCCGTTTAATACTACACTTTCTGAAATTGTAATTTGTAAGTCTGCCATATTATTTTTTGTCTATTTGTTTAAGTTTATTTATTGCCCAATTTATACCACTACTACCACCCCACGCATCCCACATTAAACCTCCGCAACCTTCGCTGTATGGTACGTCTTTATGTTGTTGGTGTCTTTTAAATGAAGCCATACGAGCGATTGTGTCACGACTAATCGGTTTTCTACCTGCTAATTGTGAGCTACGCGTCCACCCCACCTTTGTTCCACAAGAACTTCCGTTCTCCTCTTTCCATTTTCTAGCTCTTTTAGCGTTGTTAGTAGCTCCTTGTGGATAGTCTGTATAACTTTCTAACTCTATACTTATTTCTTCTAGTTTCTCTATTACTTCGTTATAGTCCATAAGTTATTTTTGGTGGTATTAATTGTATTGTTAATTTTCCTATTCTTATTTTGAACATATTGTAGTATTGTCTATTGGTACAATACAACTATTCAATTCGTTTTCTACTGTTATTGTAAAAGACATAACCCAACCTGTAACAGCGTTGTCGTATTCTTCTGTAAATGGTTCTATTGTAAAGTCGTTGTCTATAAAGTATCTTTGTTCCTCTCCTGCTGCTGCGTCGTATGCGTATAGTATCTCACCTTGTTTATATACTGCTATTATGTCGTTCATTATTTCTAAACAGTCCGAAAGTACTTCTTGTTCGTTACTACTGTCTGGTTCTACTAAATTCATTACAAACAACTGAAAGTTAAACGATCTGGTATTTTGTCCTACCGTTACGTTTACGGGGTTAATATGAAACAAAGGAAACAATGTGTTTTTCTCTAAGTCAATAGTCCAGATGTCACCACTTGTAACAGTATGTATGTTTAAGTGTTGTTCTCCTACACACTTTAAGGTATCTATTACGTTATTGTAACTTTTAAATCTTATGCTGTCTATACTCATTTTCTATTTTTTGGTTTACGTCTTTTTTATAACTCATAAATGTTAAACATTCGTACGCTGGTTTCTTTACTACTTGTTCGACGTTTAAAAAGTTTTCGTTTGCTAACATATAGATAGCGTTGTACCACCCCCACTTTTTAGCTAGTCCGTCTTGACTAAATCCGTCTTCTTCAGTTTCTCTATTGAAGACTTCTTCGAATTGATTAAAAGTTGAGTTCCTAAATCGTAAAAAAAAACCGAAGCACCGTTAAAGTCTTCAACCTTTAAGTGTTTCTTAAATAGGTCTGCTCGTTCTTCGTTAGGTTCGTAGTCTTCTATTCTATACTTGTCGTCCTTCTTTGCTGTAACAGGTCTGTATAATATACTTAGAATGTTATGTAGATTTTCTTCTAAGTTTTCTGTATATGTTTCTAAGTCTACAAATTCCCCTAAAGTCATATCTACTAACTTCGGATGGAAACCATACTCTACACCTTCTATTTCTATAAAGTGTTTAAGTTCGTCTGTAGGTACTGTTTCTAAAAACGTAGTTAAGTGTTTACCTAACTTACCTATACTTTTCATATCCAAACCGTACAATTGTCTTTTTGGTATATCCGTAATACAATTAAGTATTCTTATAACCTTTTCGATGTCGTGTACGTCCTCATCTTTTTTAAGAACTGCCATAAGTCTCTGATACCTTCCTAAGTTTAATTCGTTAAAACTTTCTGGTATATTAAAACTTAACTTCTTCTTACCGTTCAATAGTTTTACTTTCATAGTATATAATATAAATTTGTTGTTTTTAGTTTACTGTACAAAGTACTTACCGAAATTACTGTCTATTTCGTAATACATACGCATAGCTAAACAGTCTGCGTAGTCTGGTGACCTTCCTATAATAGCCTTAACTGTGTCTTTGTCTACTATCTTATTCTTATTGTCTTTGTCTTGGTCTTTAGATCGTACTTGTTCTAGTTCTTCTATAATATGTTGTCTTGTAGTTATGTTGTCGTTTACTATTCCTACTTGACCTTTATTAACTAAGTCTGCTAACTTATAGTAACATTGTGTTTTAAGGTTCTGGTAGTTTTCGTTCTTTAAAGGTCTACTGTTATTTTGAAACCCTCTTATTCTTAGTATATCAATTAAACCGCCTCCTAAACCGTCTTCGTCTGCTAGTATGTTATTCGTTGTAACTCCTTCTTTTTGTTGTAGTGTCTTTATATAGTCTGCAAGTTCTGTTATTGTGTTAGTGTCGAAGGTCTTAATATTAGTTACTGTTAAACCACTCCATAACATAACAACTGATTTGTCTGTACCGAACCTTGCTACGTCACAAGTTATGTATTTATTACCTTCTAAACCTGTCTGACTAAATAGGTTTAATATACTATTGTATTCTATTAGGTTATCGTCTGAAGCGTCGTATTCCCAATTCCCAAATAGTAGACGTTCTTTACTTAGTCTGTCTAGTTTTTCTAATTGTCCTTTATAGTGTTTACTTACAAATTCGTTATCGTCTACTAAAGCTTGTATAAACTTTCTATAGTATGGTAGTGTATTTGTTTTAGCTGGTCTGTAGTATTCTGTATATACCCAATTCTTAGCTGGGTTACAACTTAAAAACATTTTAGGTATAAGTCCGTATTCGTCTAACTTATAACGTATTCTACTTGCTACTATGTTTTTAGCTTTTTCTGTTATCTGGTTACATTCGTCTATAAACGCACCTGTTATTTCTAAAGAACCTAAACTATCAAAGTTACGATCTGAAGGGTATAAGAATAAGTCTTTAAGTATTACTTCACTACCATTAAAGAAAGTTATTATATTAGTAGAACCATTAAAAGAATAGTGCTCTCCTGACTTAATACCGTATATACTACATACTTCAAATAAAGTATTTAATGTCGTTTTCTTTAGTGTGTCTAATTTACTACGTCCTATTAGGTATCTTGTCTTAGGATATTTAATACAAAGTAATATAATCCAAGCACAACCTATAAAACTTTTACCACCACCTGCTGCACCACCGTATAAAACTTCTGTAGTATTATTGTCGAATAGGTACTCTAACGCTTGACCTTGTGTTTTAGTAAATTTAGCGTCAATATTCAACCCCGTTTATCTTTACGTTAATTGTAATAGGTTCGTTATTACTTGTTAAGTCTAAACTGTCACCGTAACCCCTTTTACGTCCTCGTGTCTTTAAATAAAATATTGTAGCTTGTGTATTGTTATTCTTAATCTGTTCTTTTAAGTGTGTTTCTGCAAAGTCTACAAACTTACCTTCTATACTATCTACTTCTTTTCTAAAGTGTTCGTCTTCTTTATACCATTTGTAAAACTGTGTTCTACTTAGTTGTGCTTTATCGCAAGCTTCTGTAACAATACCTAATGATTTTTCTAAAGCTTCTACAAGTTTCTTTTTATTCTCTTGTGTTCGTTTCTGTTCGTTTTCCATATTATATAATATAAATAAGTCTTATTTGTTTGTTTCGGGTTCTTCTAAGGTAAAGTTAAACTCCGACATAGACCACACCCTTATTTGTTCGCAATAGTCTTTAAATTCGTTTGTATTAAGTTCTTTACTTGTATCTGCTATAAACAGATCTTTTAGTATTTCGTGCATTTCGAACTTATGATAACCTAAGTAGTTACCTAATGGTATTACTATACACTTAAAATAATATTTGTTTTGTGCGTGTGTTCTATTCACCTTTCATAAGTCCTTTAACGTAGTTACTGCTTTTACAATGTTCTTCGTTTCGTTTAATCTCTGGTATACCTTCGTATTCTTTTGTTCTTACTTGTTCCATATATTTATTACAACATATAGCGTCTTTACATACTAACCCGTCTGTAGTTGCTGTAAACTTTACTTTGTATATGTCTGTCGTGTTATTACATTCGTTACAAATAAACTTCATAACCTTTCTTCTATTTGTGTTAATATATACATTCCTAATACAAAACCTAGACCAAAAATAATTGCGTTTATCATCTTTTGTATTTTAAATATTGTTCTTCTTTTGTTATATGTTTTTCTTCTATTCCAAATTGCATTTCGAAACCGTAGTCTTCTGTAATAATTTCAGGTAAAACTACCTTACCGTTTTTTATTATACTTTCTTTGTAGTAGTACTTCTTTGTTTTCCTACCTGCGTTTCTCCAGTTCTTCATATTTTTCTATTTCAAATTCTAAGTGTGCCTTAGCTTTAGTTAAACATTCAATCGGTGTGTCGTGTTTGTGGTACGATCTTAATATATAAGTTACTGCTGTCGCAAGGTGGTATGGTAAATCGAAGTTATCGCATACCTTCCTAGCTTCGTAACCGTTTAACCCTTTGTAGTATTCTGGTACTCTATCATCTTTTTTCGTTGGTGTTACATTTTCCCAGTTAGGTAACTTACCGCCAGACCATTTATTTTCTTTATCCTGTATTACTTCTTCTTGCCAATTCTTCATCTTTGCATTGTCTAAATTCCTATCGTACTCGTAATAGTGTTTACTTTTTCCTTTTATTTTATTTCCCATAAAAAAAACATTTTAAAATTCTTACCTACTTTTTTTAATACTCTTTTATACTCTTTAACTTCCTTTTTCTTTTTGTAGCGTGGGTTCTTACTATTTAATTTTCGTTTCTTCATATCTTAGTTATTACGTCTTGCATAAATAAATACATACTTTTTAAACAGGTACTACAATTTGTATTTACGCTGTATGTAGTGTCGTGTATTGTATTATATAATTCTATTAGTCTTTGTTTACTCTTTGTGTCTTTTATTCGTCCGTTGTCTATTAGTTTCCATACTTCCTTTATTTCGTTTTTTAGGTGTGTAGGTATTTCTTTAGGTGCTTCGTACTCTTGCGTCGCTAACCAGTATTCGTTAGGACATTCCATAACACCCATACTTGCTTTAATTCTCATAAAACAACCACATACTTTACAGCTACCTGTAGGTTTAAAATATTCGTCACAACTTCTACAAGTGTCTAACCGTTCTTTATATACTTCTTTATTTACAAAGAACCTATTCATTTAATTTATCTTTAAGTAATTGTCTTACGTTATCTATTGTAGTAAACAAACTGTTTCTACTTATTCCTGTTTTCTTTGCTAAACTATCTAATGTATTCGTTTCGTAATAATATAGTTTAAATAGTTCTCTGTCGTACCAGTACATCTTGTCTAACTCTTTATCTATTTCTTCTAACTTTTTCCATTTGTAACTGTCTACTATTTCTTCTGGTAAGTTGTAAATACTTTTATGATAAGCTTCTTGACTAAGAATAGTTGAAGTAGAAGTACCTGCTAAATTTGTGTAGTATTTTTTATACTTATAATAATAAGGACTGTTTTTACTTTGTAGACTTCTACGTATTACTACTGCTCCGTATCTTATTAAACCCTTTTCTCCGTCCTTGTCGTATATTCCTTTTAGTGTGTCGGGGTTCATCTGTAACATATATAAATAAAATTCCTGTACTACTTCGTCTATTTCGTTCTTGTCGGTAGTAAGTCCGTAAGTCATTTTCTCGAAGTGACCTCTTAGGTCTGCTAATATTTTATATATCTTGTTCAATTTTTAAATCTTGTACTTTATCTATAAAGTTATATGCTTCTTCACTTAGTAAGTGTTTATATAATCTAACAGAATTTTTATTATTTTCGTTTTCTATTCCTGTTAAATATCCGTTTAACATAGCTGTGAAATGTGTAGGTATTAGACTTATAAAGTCTTGATAGTTTGCAAGTACTAATACATCTTTTCTATAGTTGTTGTGGTGTTCTATAATTATATTTGCTACGTCTATAAAGTCTTTATATTTGTCTTCGTTTTTTGTAACGTCTTTTATACTTGTAGTTATCATATCTAAATACACTTGTAAAGCTATTTCGTGCTGGTAGTTTATACTAATCGGTTTTAATAGCATTTACTTTTTCTTTGTAGTGTTTTATCATATCTTCATATTCGTGTCGCATATACTTAACAGTCGTTCTACTTAGTTCTTGTAGTTCTTCACTCTTGCCCTCACCGATCCTAACGTCTATAAGTTTCCCGAATGTATATTGTTCCCCTTGTCCGAATAAGTTACACTTAGGACATTGCACCTGTACGTTTTCTTCGTTCCACCTTGTAGCGTGGTGTTTCCTACTCATAAAGTGCCCTGCGTGCATCTTTTTATAGTGTGCTGTTTTTCCACAAGTCCAACACTCTACTATTCCGTCTTTACTTGCGTTTCTTAATCTAATAAATAAACTAAACCATTTGTCTAACTCCTTTTTTAATTTACTTATAGTTTTCACAATTCAATAATATAAATATTTTAGTTTTATTTTACTATTTTTTTATATAGTTATAAACAGTCTATTGTGTATATAGCTTCGTCTGTGTTTATAACCCCTACAATCTTTTGTATTTTCTCGGTCTGGTTAAATTCTGTGTTTCTATTTAGTTTCTTCAGTTCCCAGTTAAAGTTGTAACCCCTCATATATAAAAGACTAACATTAAATAAGTATATAGTGTTTTCCATTTTAACGACATATATAAATATCTTATCAAATTCTTGTGCGTACATTGTGTTGTAACTGTACTTGTCAAACTCTATAAATGTTTCTTTGTAGTATTTAGTTCGTATTTTTATTTCGTATATGTTTTTCTCGTCTTCTGCGTCGAACCTGTTATACTCATATTCGCAAGGTTGTATGTTTTTCTTTACACTTCTTAATATGTCTATAACTTCATATTCTTTTATTTTCACTTATTTGTTTTTTATATTCTTCTGCTCTTAATTCTATTTCGGTTTGTGATAATTCTAGTTCGTATATTTCGTTATTTTGCCTTATTACTACAAATAACCTTGTTATTTCTTTTGTGTAAAATTCAATATCATTTTCACCACACCACCTTTGCGCGTATAACATTACTTCAATTTGTTTTGGTATTTTACTTTCTTTTTTCATTTTAATTTTTTTATATTAGTAATTGATTTTAAACCCGTTCCTTTACGGCTTCTGTATCTTAGTCGTTTGTCTGTGTGTTCTTTACCTTCGTTATTCCATATTATAGCCCTGTGTGCTTTTATCCACTTGTAATATGTCTGTACGTTCAATACAAAGGTGTCTGTATGTCTAACACCGTTTCTAAAGGACTGTTGTATGTCTTCGAAGGTCAAGTTAGGAAAGTCTTCTAAAAGGTCTGTAGATAACGTCTGTGCAAGTATTGCTAAAGTCTTGTCGTCTTTTACTTGTCCTAGTTCTACAAAAGTCTTTGTTATAAGATCTAAACATTTTAACTTTAATTGTGAAGTTTCTATTTCTTTTATTTTCATATTAATTTGCTTTGCAAAAACAATCCGTTTCTATATCTAATTCTTCTTCAAATAAGTTACCTTGCTTTTTACTTAATTCGTAAACGTCTTCTACAGTTTTAAAACGTTGTTTTGATAGTTCAATAATTTCCTCTACACTTTTATTACTTCTTAAATCAAAACGTGGTACTTTTTCTGTACTATATTTATTTTCAGTATCTAACCACCATTTAGCAATATTAGGGTTTTCTTTTATTAAAGTTAATCTTTTTCGTAAAGACTTTTTAAAACATAAATCACAATTACCTTCGTAGTCTTTTAACTCTAAGTCAAAACATTGACTAGACCACCAGTTACGAATAAATAAATTATCTACTTTTATGTCGTCACATAAAGGATATATTATATTTTGTTCTTTTGCAGTTAAACTTTTACGGTGTCGTTCATCGTATCTAATACCCATAGCAGTTATAACTTCGTTAAAACCTAAGTCTTTTACAAATTTGTCTATTGGTCTTTGTTTTAATTCTCTAGTACAATTACTAGCAAAATTGTTTGGCATTGGGTATTTATTTAACATATCTACAAAGGGTTCGCCATTTCTACTTGCTGTTTCAAAGTCTACTATTTTATATGTAGTTCCTTTACCTTTTTCGTTTATTATGGAAGCTTCTAACCAAACAATAGGTATATTCCACTCTTTAGAACACTTATCTATAAACTTTAGGGTTTCTTCTTTTTCTTTGCCTGTATTAGCAAATACAAAAAGTTTTTCGTAATCTTTATATTTATCATATTCATTTAAAAACTTACCCATAAATGCAGATGTTCTACCACCTGAAAAGGTGCATACTAATAGTTTTTTATTTTTCATAAATTAAGTCCATTATAAAGTTAGCGTCTACGTCTGTTTCTTCGCAAATGATTTTAATCTGTTTTAATGTAAGTCGTTCAGGTTCGTCCATATACCTGTCTATAGTCAAAGGTGTTTTATCTAAGTCTATTGCTAAACCGTAACGGCTGTAGCCTTCTTCTTTTAGCCACTGATGAAACAAACTTTTATCTAAAGTATTATATTGTCCTTTGCGAAAAAATCTATGTACTTCTTGTTTCTTTGTTCTCATAGTCCTAAATGTTTTTTTGCGTTATTATAATTGTCTAGCTGTTGGTCTATTTTAGATGTAGGGTTTTGTTGTTTTCGTTTTTCCCACGTTCTAACCGCCGCCTGCCAGTTCTTCATTTTGTTTTTACCTACATACCAATTCTTACTTTCGTAAAAGTCATAAAATTGTTCTGCGTCTATTCCGTTGTTACGTTCTAAACAATATTGTTTAATTTCTTCAACAGAGGGCTTCTTATTACTATACGTAGTATTAGTATTAAGTATTGTAGTATTATCTTTTAACTTTTTGACAAGGGGGTTAACGCCTTGTTTTCTGTTACCCCCTTTTGTTATTGTAAT